ATATACGCATTCCAATCTGGAAATACAGCATATGCAAATCTTGTAGTTCCTGGCGGCAACGTAGGTATTGGGACGAGTAGTCCTTTTGACTCTAAATTACAAGTTGTTGGAAGAATTAGAGCAGCGGGTGGAACAAGTGGAGGTTACTTTTTTGGTTCAGAAGAATTTGATGGAGGTTTTTATGCTCCTTCAGATGGTAATTTAGCTTTTAGCACAAACAATACTGAAAGAATTCGTATTGACCAGAACGGCAACGTAGGGATTGGTACGAGTAGTCCTGGAGCTAAGTTAGATGTTATAGGAGAAACAAGAATAAGTTATGCACCAAGCAATCAATATAGGGTTAGAATAACTAATTCAGATGGTAATGGTAGAATACTTGTTGATGGAAACACTTCAAGTTTAATTTTTGGAACATCAGGAGCAGGTACAAACGCTACTGCTACAGAAAGAATGCGTATTACCTCTTCAGGCGACGTAGGAATTGGGACGACTAGCCCTGGTGAAAAGCTAACTGTTAGCGGTAACGGAAGATTTAGTAACGGTTCTGCAGGTACGCTAACGATTAAACACAATTACGGTTATCACCAACCAAACTGGGGTATTAAATTAGATGGAGACGCTGGCACAACTGGCGGCTATCTATCTCAATATCTTAATTTAGGTGGTTTTGCTCTTGAACAAGGTGGTACTTATTATGGTGGCGGACCTTGGAAAACGGATGCTAATTCTACCTCCTATTCATCTGTTAACGGGGTAAATGGTAAAATTGTTTTTTATACCAATAGTTTGCTTACAGCTAATACACCTTTTTCCCCCAGCGAAAGAATGTGTATAGACTCAACAGGAAATGTGGGTATAGGCATGAGTAGCCCGAGTGCTAAGTTGGATGTTGCTATTACATCAGGTGCTGCTTGGATGAAATTAACCAATGCAAGTGAACCAGCATTTAATTTAACTACATTTAATAACGGTACAGGTAACGGTAGTGCTATTTATGCGTTTAAACACGGTTTGTATTATGGCGGTACCGAAAATGCAGCCGTAACTTTTTATAGAGGGGGTAGTAGTCTTGGTGGATTTTTAACATTTACCACAAATAATGGCTCAGAACGTATGCGTATTGACTCCTCTGGTAACGTAGGAATAGGAACGACTACGCCTATTGTTAAGTTGCACGCTACAGTAACCTCTTCCACTACGGCTTTAATGTTGGAAAATTCAGCAGGAGGTGGAGGTGCTTATGTTGATTTAGATTTTAATACATATAACACCGCTCAAGCTGGATTTGCAAATGCAGCAGCCAGTATAAGAGTTATTGATAACGCAGCTTTTGGTGGAGACATTACCTTTAGAGGTAAGACATCGGGTATAGGTAATACTCAAAATGAATTGATGCGTATTGAAGCTACTGGTAACGTAGGCATCGGCACGGATAGTCCTCAACATAAATTAGATGTTAGAGGAACGGTTAGTTCCACATCACAGATGAGAGCCCCAATCTTCTTCGACTCTGATAACACTGGGTATTATTTAGACCCTGCGAGTACGAGTAATTTGAATTCCATAAAAGCAAATTCATTATATTTAGACAGAGAAGAATCAGCTTTAAGGGGAATAAGTTGGTATAGTTCTTCATATAAGGCTTGGACTGAATATATGTCACCAGCGGGGGCCACTAGCTGTGGGCCAACAGCAAATATTACAGCTCCTGCCGGCGCAATTGTAACTAGCTGGGCTCAAAGAACTTTTATAGAAAATGCTGGGAATTATGGTTGGACTTGGGAATCGGGAACAGCTACAGGCCAACCATCTGTTGTTGCTGAGATAAGGTCTTCTGACGGTTTAGCACAATTTAATGGGGGAGTTAGAGCCCCAATCTTCTATGATTCTAATAACACTAATTATTATGTGGACCCTGCGAGTATGTCCTATTTATATGGAATCGGTAGGCAAAACCATAATGAAGGACACTTAGTTGGGGGACACAACAACATTGGTGATACTTCAGTAACAACAAGCCCAATTTACACAATTGGTACATCTTATAATCCAAACAACACAACATTAGCGAATATGTATGGTATTGGTTACAGTACCTCAAGTGCATCATTTATATCATTCACCGGGGCAAGTGGATGGGGTATGTACGTTGCCGCTGATGGTGATGCTAGAGTTTGGTTAGATGGTCAATCTGGAAATATATCATCTAAAGCTTCAATGTTCGCGGATAATTATTTCGATTACAACAACACTGCTTATTATGTAGACCCCGCGGGTACTTCTAACCTAAATTCTTTAAATGTTGCTACTATAAACAGAAACCCAGTTGTTCAATTATCTGGGGATGTCACTGGTAGTGCTACTATGACAAATTTAGGTAATATAAATATTACTACTGCTGTAAATGATGATAGTCATAATCATTCTTTTATAAAAGCAGGTGGCACTGGCCCTTCCACAGAAGATTTAAACTCTGTTGCTGACTCTATTTCAGTCGGCCAATTATCGTATAGAGGATATAATTTGTCGTCTACAAATAGACCCCCTGCTGCTGACAATGCTAATGGTGTTATAACGGTAGGACAGCACTCTGGACATTATAATGCACAACTTGCTTTTTCTTCAGATGGTAATATGTACTGGAGAGATAATCCAAGCACGACCAATGGTTCTTGGAGAACCTTATGGGATTCAGGAAATGACGGTTCAGGTTCAGGTTTAGATGCTGACCTATTAGATGGATTACAATCCTCTTTCGCTCCAACCCCCAATACAGTTCCAATCAGAAACGTTAGCGGTGATATTTCTGCTAGAGAAATAACATTAAGTTCTGCTATCTCTGCGCAAACGCCAACAGTACTGGTCTCTATGTATCCAACCACTAATCAGCTTGTCAGGACTACTCCAGCGGCTGTTGCCGCTTCAATGGGTGCTTGGACATCTTCAAACGACGGTTCAGGTTCAGGTTTAGATGCAGATTTATTAGATGGGCAACAAGGTTCATACTACGCTCAAGCATCTTTAATTGATACTAATATAAAATACTTAGGCACGGGAGTAAGCTATGATATTAATAGAACTACAAAAGTATCTAGTGGTATTGCCCTTTATGGCGCTTACAATGGCGGTTCTAACTCGCCACATAGTTATGATTTTTCAGCACAATTTGTTGGAGCTTCAAGAGGCTTTGAATTATCGGCAGCTTGGCATTCTCAACCAAGACTACAGATAAGAACATTAAGAGACTGTTGCGATAACTGGTCGTCTTTTTATGATGTAGCAATTCACGGATTAAATAACGGAGCAGGGGATTTATACGCTACTGCATTCTACGATTCTAATAATACTGTGTATTATACGAACCCAGCAGGTGGTTCATATTTAAACTATCTAGGGGTTGGGGCTGCTCCAAATACTAGCGGCTCTTACGCAATAAATATGGGCGGCTCTATTGATATGAACAATGCTAGCATTGATTATGTATCTCAACTACATTTTAACGATAACGTTAGGTTTTATGACGAGGGGAATGATTCGTTTGTAAGATTTAAATACGGAGATTCTAATGCGGGTGGTATTAAAATCTACAACGGTATTGATGTTAGAAAGGGTTATCTATACGCTGATGATAGTGGTTTTGGATTACTAGACAATGATGGGGCTTGGGCAGTAAGAACACAAACAGGAACAAACCCATTAAGTCTTTATTGTGACGGTAACGAGGAATTCCAAGTTTATACTAGTTATACATTATCTCCTGGCTCTTCAAGAGCCCCGATATTCTACGACTCTGATAACACGGCTCGTTATTTAGACCCAGCAGGTACTTCTTCTTTGCTGAACATAAATATGAACAACGGTACGTTGTCAAATGTAAATCACATAACTATTAATGACCCAGGTCCTAATGAAGGAATAGAATGGATTGGAGGAAATGGATGGAAAATATACGAGTCGCCTGATAATTTAACAACTAATTCCGGAGGAAGCTTACAGTTTGTAACAGGGTCAACTAGAAGGATGACCATCGACGCCGCTGGCAACGTTTTTGCTTTAGGTTCATCAAGAGCGCCTATATTCTACGACTCTGATAATACAGGGTATTATTTAAACCCAGCATCTACAAGTGTTTTAAATGATGTTAACGTAAGTACGCTTAATGCCACTGATATGTGGGAAGGCGATATTACTATTGCTGGTGATGCAAATACTTATTATCCTGTAGCTTGGTACGGTGGTTCTCAGGCTGAAGTTTGTGAAATAGAAATATACAGAAATTACAATGAGGCGGCACCTTCTACGTGGAATACAGCTACTCATAGAGGAGCGCTTGTGTTTAGGTGTACTACTAATTTTGGTGGATGGGGAGGAGTGGCAATTGACACCCAAGTTCAAGATTTTAGAGAGCTTTACTCAACAATGCTCGGATGGATGGGAACCTTTGCTAACTCTAGAGCGTTTGGTGTTAGACTAAGAGGAGGTGGGGCTATATACCACGTTAGAATAAAAGGTAGGAGCGTTGGACCTGATGTAACATATGGTACTTATGACCCAGGAGGTAATGGAACAGGAATAGGCACATCTACCTCGTTAGATACTGCAAACATTCTAAGAAGAAGATTTGCTAGCGGGTCTAAACTTTATAGTTATGACAACCTTGTACTTGACCACGGCGGAGACCATCAAGTAAAGTCAGGTATATTAGAATCAAGCTCATCTCTTAGAGCCCCTCTATTCTACGATTCTGATGACACGTCTAACTATTTAAACCCAGCTTCAAATGTATCGGCAGGTAAATTAGCCGGAAACTTAGAGATATACGCTAGGTCTGCTACTTGGTCAGAGGGTCTTAGGGTAAGAGTACCAACCACAAATACTTGGGGCGGAATAAGATGGACTAGAGATAGAGCTAATAATGATGGAAACTGGGCTCTTGGGTTTAAAGGGGCAGGAGACACTACTGACGACTTGGTTTTCTGGGCTAACAGCGCAGGAGCTGAAGCAGATAAAGCAAGAATAGACAAGGCTGGTAATTTTACGGCAGTGTCGTCTTTTAGAGCCCCTGTATTCTACGATTCTGATAACACAAGTTATTATACTAATCCTGGGAGTACATCTCGCTTAAACATTACGACAACAAACTACGTTAATCTTGCCTCTAACTCCGCATATGCAGTAAGATTTTGGGATGGAAGTAATAATTATTCAATTAGAATGGCTGCATCAGCCCATGCCACATATGGAGGGAGGGTAGCAGGCGAAACTACTTCTGACTACAATATGTACTTTACTATGGCGTCCGGAACAAATAGGGGCTTTGTTTTTAATAATGGATTAGCAAATCCAATAGCTGGTATTGATGCCTCTGGTAATGGTAGATTTGAAGGAGATGTTATTGCATATTCTGCTTCTGATAAGAGATTAAAAGACAACATAAAGCCAATAGAAAATGCTTTAGACAAAGTAAATAAAATTAGTGGCGTTGAATTTGATTGGAATAGCAACCAAGATACATACCAAGATGGTATGCATGACATTGGGGTAATTGCTCAAGAAATTGAAGATGTTATTCCAGAGGCTGTAAAAACAAGAGATAATGGTTATAAAGCAGTTAAGTATGAAAAAATAGTGCCATTGCTAATAGAAGCAATCAAAGAACAACAAAAACAAATAGACGAATTAAAACAATTAATAAACAAATAATTATTTAAACAATTAAAATTATGGAATTAACTTACGATTGGAAAATTACGGCTTTAAAGAAAGCACCATCGCTTGACGGATTGTCAAATGTAATTACACACATTAGATTTGACTACACCGGAACAGACGCAGACTCAGGGGAGTCTCACACATTTCACGGCGCTTGCCCTGTTGGGGCACCTAGTGCAGAAAACTTTTCTGAAATAACCACCTTAACGGAAGCGGACATAATTAGTTGGGCGCAAGCAAACCACCCAACCGACCATATGAACGAGGTTATTGAAAAGGCTATTTCCGATAAAATAACTCCTAAGAATGAGGACGTAGTTGAATTGGATTGGTTAGCTAATAAAGAACCAGATTCAGAACCGATTGCAGCGGAAGAATCAGAATAACGATAAATAAAAAAATAAATGAATACTTACACTTGGAGAATTAACGCATTAGATTGTAAAATATTAGAAAATGATCTACAAAATGTGGTTTATGGAATTCATTGGTCTTACCTATGTGAGGACGAAAATAAAAACATGGCTTCAAGTGTAGGTGTTCAAATTGTTTCCGCTCCAAATCTAGATAGTTTTACTCCGTATGAAAGTTTAACTCACGAAATTGTTGTAGGGTGGCTTTTGCTTTTAATTAGTGAAGAAGAAATTTCTGAAATGCAGTCTTCTTTATCAATTGAATTAGAAAGAAGAACTGATCCGTTGGTAGTTACATTAGAGTTACCTAATGATCAAATTTTAGATTAATTTATATTATGGCAGTACCTAACTCGGGATCTTTAAGTCTTTTTGGATTAGCCAAAGAAGTGCAATTGGATAATTACGGCAATACTATACCAGTGTCTAGTTTTTTGCAGTACCAGGTAAGCCCTATATCTCTTAAGAATATGAGCACCGGTGCGGGCGGTTTTGATCCAATAAATCAGTACAGCTTAACCAAGCCTGATGGATTTACGCCGCACACTATGTCAGAATTTAGGGGTTATGATGCTGACACTCCAACGGTTTTATTAACTGGAGGTTTTGCAACTACGACTGCAAATACTTCCGGGGATACAATGACCGTTTCTAAGGGTATTAGTGGTCAGCAAACTGCTACTTTTTCTAACTTCAATGCTGCAACATCTCAACAAATATCGTTCAGTAACACTATTGGTTTTGCTGTTGATCCTAGCAGGGTGAATTATTTTAAAGTTTCAAGAAGCGGTATTACTTTTCAAAATGCTACATTATTAATGTATCTAACCGCTCCAAACGGTTGGTCGTTTGACTTTCATGCTGTATCTTCGTCAAACTCTAGCACAAATAGCATAACTCAAACTTCTAGTAATTTTAATTATACAGGAGGCCAAACATCTCAGGGGGTGGACAGCATGGAGGTTACCTTGTCTTTTGTTGTAAGAAAAAATTGGTATCAAGTATATCTTTACTCGTTACCTTTTAGCACTTATTCGAAAAACGAAACTGAATATGATTTTGCTAGAATTAATTTTGCAAATAATGACAAGACCGCTTTTGGGATAAGAAACGCATATAATGACTATGACTTTAGAGGGGCTCTTGATTTAAAAGTATGGAACGCTGCTTCAAACTTTGCAGAAGCGGGTTGGTATGTTCTTTATAGGCCTTCTATTAATTATAGCGTTGGGCCTATAGATACCGCTATTTTTAGGTACTGGAATGGAACTCAATTCACTTTTACTAAGGAGATAGACGCTAGTTCTAATCATGTTATAGATGTTAGCAATAATACCCTCGATGTAGGTTATTGGCGAGGTGCGTATACGATAGGTACAATTAACTCTTCTTTATATTCCTTGGACGAAAGCTGGATAATAAAAAGATTTACCTACAAAGATCAAACCACTACCTTATGGCTTGAAAAGGCTGGAGTAAATCAAACTTTTGACTCTGTTTTTCAATACCTAACCGTTGAAGTAGAATCCTTTGGAGATCCTTCTAAAATTGTTGTATTAACACCTTCGAACTCGAATACGTCGTTAAGCGGTATTAATAATAATTATAATGGAAACACATTAGTTTATTATAGCTGGACAAATCCGTGGATAGGAATGTACGATAATAGTTCTAATGCAAACACAATTAACGTATCTCTTGAATTTAACTAAAAATATAAACTATTAATTAATAAAAATGGCGAACACTTACGTAATGAAAATCGTAGCAATGGATTGTTACGTAGACAAAGACGGATTAAAAGATTGTATTCATAATGTACACTGGAGTTATAGTGCAACCGATGGTATTAACAATGCCAACCGCATAGGCGTTGAATCTTTAGAGGCTCCTAGCGCGGAGGGATTTACTCCTTTTGACGAACTAAGCGAAGCTGACGTAGTGGCTTGGTTAGAGGCTAAGATGGATTTAGACAGCTTAAAATCTAATTTAGATGACCAACTAGACAAGATCGCAAACCCTGTAACTGTTACTAAAAGATTCAACGAAAAAGCGTATGAGCCTTCGATTGAAGAAGAAGCGATTGTTGCAGAAGAAGAAATAATTTCTCCTTTAGAAGAAGAAGTTATAGAGTAATTTTGTATATTAGCGTAATTATTAACCTTAAATTTTAAATAAAAATGGCAAAAAAACAAGAAAAGACGCCAATTATTATTGACGAAAAGGAGTACTTCTTTGAAGACATGACTCCCGAGCAACAAGCGATTATTAATCACATTTCTGATTTAACTAGAAAGATTCAATCTTCGGAGTTTAATTTGCAGCAATTGGCTTTTGGAAAGCAAGCGTTCTACAACGAGCTTAAAAAAGTTTTAGACCCTGCTCCTGAAGTTATTGAAACTGAAGAAATGTAAATTATTATGCCTTTATAGGGGTGTGATTAATTTTACACCCTTAAAGGTTAAATTTAAATTAAATGAATACTATAAGAAAAATATCCGTAGGCAGAGACTATAAAGTTGATGCCATGCACTACCAATTAAATCAACAAGTTTACGGAGGCCATATTATTTGTGATATAATAGAAGAGGAGAATGTTTATTGCGTATACATTAAAAAAGACGAAGAGATATTACCTTGGAAGTCTTTTAATAAGAACATGGGCATAAGCATTGAATTTAATTTAGATTATGAATAGTCCAATAGAATTTATTGTACAGCCTAAAGAAAAAAGATATAACAATACAAAAGAAGTAAACGGGACCGAACTAGTATTAAACACCTCTGTTGAAGACTATAAGTTTGTGAGTAGAGAAGCAATAGTAAAAGCAGTCCCATTAGCTTTTGAAACAAACATAAAGCCAGGCGATGAATTAATAGTCCATCATAATATATTTAGAAGGTTTTATGACGTGCATGGTGTAGAAAAAAACAGTAAGAGTTTCTTTAAAGAAGATACTTATTTCTGTGGTATGGATCAAATATTCTTGCACAAGCAATCTGATGAATGGTTTGCTATACACGGTTATTGTTTTGTAGCACCAATAATAAAAGAAGTTAAAGGTTTGATGTCTACAGATGTAGAAGAGCCGTTAAAAGGTATTGTTAAATATACCGACAATTCAGGATTTGTTTTAAAAGAACAAGTTGTTGGATTCACTCCGCACTCGGAGTATGAGTTTATAATAGACGGAAATAGACTATATAGAGTACCACTTAAATCAATTTCAATACACTATGACCGCGAAGGAAATGAAAGAGAATATCATAACAGCTGGCTATAAGGCTGTTGAAGAATTAATAAAGGTTGCTCGTGAGCAAATTATAGATTCAGATGATGACATTAGTGCAGATCGCTTAAAGAATGCTGCGGCAACAAAGAAATTAGCAATATTTGATGCGTTTGAAATACTTAATAGGATTGAAGACGAAAAAAATATTTTAGAAAACAAACCAAAAGAAGATGTAGAGATTGCATTTTCTGGGTTTGCTGAAAGAAGGAGTAAGTAATGTACGAGCAGTCATTATTTAAAATTATAGAGCCTATCAAGCATACCACAATAAATAGACTTAACAAAGCTAAATATTGGAAGTATGGGTATGATAAAGAGCACGACGTGATTGTTATAGGTCATACGGGTCAAATAGGAGAGATATATGAGATCCAAAACCTAAAGATAGCATTACCTAAGATTCCTAAAGAAGTTGAGGATACAGGAGGCAAATGGACTCCGTCTGAATATCCTAAAGAACTTAAAAATATTAAAACAATATTTGATTGGGAATCTTATTCTAGTGAATTTAAAAGCAAATGGGTTGGATATATTGAAAATGAATTTACGCGAAGGGAAGAAGGGCATTGGTTTATTAATAAAAAAGTGCCTACTTATATTACTGGTACCCATTACATGTACTTGCAGTGGACCAAAATTGATGTTGGGCAGCCAGACTTTAGGGAAGCAAATAGATTATTCTTCTTATTCTGGGAAGCTTGTCAGGCCGACAATAGGTGTTTCGGAATGTGCTACCTTAAGAATAGACGGTCCGGTTTTAGTTTCATGGCAAGCGGAGCAACGGTTAATTTGGCAACAATATCTTCTGATGCTAGATTCGGGATCTTATCCAAATCAGGTGCAGATGCTAAGAAGATGTTTACAGATAAGGTGGTACCAATATCAATCAACTACCCGTTTTTTTTCAAACCAATCCAGGACGGAATGGACAGGCCAAAAACGGAAATCGCCTTTAGAGTACCAGCCTCCAAGCTTACAAGAAAGTCCATCGCTAAAACCACGGATACCAAAGGTCAATTACAGGGACTTGATACGACCATCGACTGGAAGAACACCGGTGATAACTCCTACGACGGTGAAAAGCTCAGGCTTTTAGTACATGATGAAAGCGGCAAATGGGAAAAGCCAAACAATATATTAAATAACTGGAGGGTTACAAAAACTTGTTTGAGATTAGGTAGTAGAATCATAGGTAAATGTATGATGGGATCTACTTCAAATTCTTTAGATAAAGGAGGAGATAATTTTAAAAAATTATATGAAGCATCAGACGTTACAAAAAGAAACCGCAATGGACAGACTAGCTCAGGATTATATTCTTTGTTCATTCCTATGGAGTGGAACTACGAAGGATTCATTGATACTTATGGATTACCTGTCTTCAATACGCCTGCAGAACCAGTTGACGGCCCTTACGGCGACAAAATAGAAGTAGGTGTTATAGACCACTGGGAAAATGAAGTAGAAGGCTTAAAGTCTGATCAAGATGGTTTAAATGAATTTTACAGACAGTTTCCTAGAACAACAGAGCATGCTTTTAGAGATGAAGCTAAAAACTCCATCTTTAATTTAACAAAAATATACGACCAAATAGATTACAACGAAGGCATTGGTGTTTCTAATGTAGTCACAAAAGGAAACTTTGCTTGGGAGAATGGTATAAAAGACACTAAGGTTATATTTTACCCAGATAAAAACGGTAGGTTTAATATATCCTGGATTCCACCTTTAAACCTTCAAAACTGTGTAATAATAAAAAATGGTACTAAAGCGCCAGGAAATAGTGACTTAGGAGCCTTTGGTTGTGATAGTTACGATATATCTGGTACAACAGATGGAAGAGGTTCTAAAGGAGCTTTGCATGGGTTAACAACTTTTTCTATGACAGAAGGAGTTCCACCACATCATTTCTTTTTAGAATATATTGCAAGACCTCAAACAGCTGAGATATTTTTTGAAGACGTATTGATGGCATTAATATTTTATGGTATGCCAATACTAGCGGAGAATAACAAGCCTAGATTGTTGTATTATATAAAAAGAAGAGGTTATAGAGGTTTTTCAATGAATAGACCAGATAAGTTAGCTGCAAAGCTATCGCCTGCTGAAAAAGAAATTGGCGGTATACCAAACTCTTCTGAAGATATAAAGCAAGCTCATGCGGCTGCAATTGAAACATATATACAGGATTATGTAGGGGTCTTTGAAAACGGCAACTACGGAACATTATATTTTAATAGAACCCTAAACGACTGGGCTAAGTTTGATATAAATAAGAGAACGGCATTTGATGCCGCTATAAGTTCTGGATTAGCTATAATGGCTTGCAACAGACATAAATATATGCCTCAGTCAGCAAAAACGACTACAAAGTTAAACTTTGGATTTACGAGGTATGATAATAAAGGAGCATTTTCAAAAATAATAAAATAGATGTCAAAAGTATTACCAAGAGGTGTATTCCCGAGCCAAGCGGTTTCAGATTCAGAAAAAGCATCTAAGCTGTACGGTTTAGAAATTGCTAGGGCTATTGAATCGGAATGGTTTAAAAGAGATTCAGGAACTGCACGCTATTACGCGAACAGAGACAACTTTCACAGACTACGCTTGTATGCTAGAGGAGAACAATCAATACAAAAGTATAAGGATGAATTATCTATTAATGGTGATCTATCTTATCTTAATTTAGATTGGAAGCCTGTACCCATTATTCCTAAGTTTGTGGACATAGTTGTTAATGGTATTGGCGAAAGAGCATATGATATTAAAGCATACTCTCAAGACCCTAATTCTATTCAGAAAAGAACTGAGTATGTAGAGTCTTTAGTTAGAGATATGCAATCTCGCGAAATATCTGATCAAATAGAAGCGCAGCTTGGTCTTAACGTAAGAGAAAATGCTAAGAAAGACATTCCTGAAACTGAAGAAGAACTTAATCTTCATATGCAGCTTACTTACAAGCAAGCAATTGAGATTGCCTCAGAGGAAGCTTTAAACAATGTTTTCGACCATAACAAATACGAGCTATTAAAGAAAAGGTTAGACTATGACATTGCTGTTATAGGTATGGCTTGTTCTAAAAACAGTTTTAACACTGCCGAAGGAATTACAATCAAATATGTAGATCCTGCAGATATTGTTTATTCATACACTGAGTCGCCTTATTTTGATGACATATATTATGTTGGTGAAGTTAGAAGGGTTAGTTTAACTGATCTTAAAAAAGAATATCCTGAGTTAACTCAAAAAGATTTAGAAGAAATTGAAGGTACTGGTTCAGGATCTTTAATGTACAATAAGTCTTATGCTGCAGCTGACGTTCAGGATAAATCATATGTATACGTATTATACTTTGAATGGAAAACTTTTAAGAACCAAGTATACAAAGTTAAAGAAACAGCATCAGGTGCTTTAAAGGCTATTAAAAAAGACGATTCTTTTAATCCACCTAAAGATGATAGAGCAAGATTTGAAAAAGTAAATAGATCTATTGAAGTATTATATAATGGAGCTAAAGTTATTGGTTCTAATAAATTACTTGAATGGAAGCTTGCTGAGAATATGACAAGACCAAAGACCGATACTACTAAAGTTCAAATGAGTTACAACATTGTAGCTCCTAGAATGTATAAAGGTCAAATCGAGTCATTAGTAAGTAGAATGACTACGTTTGCAGATATGATTCAAATTACGCATTTAAAACTGCAACAAGTACTTTCAAGAATGGTGCCAGACGGTGTTTATTTAGATGCCGATGGACTATCCGAAATAGATTTAGGCAACGGAACAAATTACAGCCCACAGGAAGCATTAAATATGTATTTCCAAACTGGTTCGGTTATTGGTAGGTCCATGACACAAGATGGGGACTTTAATAATGGTAAAGTACCTATTCAAGAATTGCAAACGTCTTCCGCTGGCGGTAAAATATCAAGCTTAATTAATTCTTACAACTACTATCTACAAATGATAAGAGATGTAACAGGGTTAAATGAAGCGAGAGATGGTTCTACCCCTGATTCAAATGCTTTAGTTGGATTACAAAAACTTGCAGCGGCAAATTCAAACACAGCTACAAGACACATACTACAAGCTGGTTTATATTTAACATTAAAAACCGCAGAAGCTATATCACTTAGAATATCTGATGTTCTTGAAAATTCAAATACAAGGAATAACTTTATTCAGAGCATTGGTAGATTTAATGTTGGTACGCTTGAGGAAATTTCAAAACTTCACTTGCACGATTTTGGTATATTCTTAGAGTTATCGCCAGATGACGAAGAGAAGCAATTACTTGAAAACAATATTCAGATGGCATTGTCTAAAGAGCAAATATACTTAGAAGATGCTATTGACATTAGAGAAGTTAAAAACTTAAAGTTAGCTAATCAATTATTAAAAGTAAGACGTAAAAAGAAATTTGATCAAGACAGGCAGTTACAACAAGAGAACATCCAAATGCAATCGCAGTCAAACGCGCAAGCTGCACAAGCCGCTGCACAAGCAGACGTTCAAAAAAATCAAGCTATTACGCAATCTAAAATTCAACTTACATCAGCAGAATACGAATTAAAAGCGCAGATGTTAGAAAAAGAGGCTGAAATTAAGAAACAGCTTATGCAATATGAGTATGAGCTTAATAAGGATCTTAAGCAGATGGATTTACAAGTGATTAATGATAAAGAGAAGTATAAGGAAGATCGTAAAGATAAAAGAACAAAACTACAGGCTTCTCAGCAATCAGAATTAATAGATCAAAGAAAAAACAATAAAGCTCCAAAAGATTTTGAATCCGCAGGATTTGATACACTAGGAGGATTTGGCTTAGGGCAGTTTGAGCCAAGATAAAATCATACTGCATAACTTATATAATATCATATCATGTCAGAAGAAACCGCAAAAGTTGTTGTTGATGAAACACCAACAGCAGCAGAAAAAGAAACACAAGTTCTCGAAGCAGCTGGAGTAGACACAAAAGCTGATGACGGAGTCTACAAAGTAGATTTAAGTAAACCTAAAGTGCAAGAAGATGCCGTACAAAACGAAGAGCAAGGGGATGAGCAAGTCGAAGCCAATGAGCAAGTCGATGATCAAACCGAAGAAAAATTGCAAGAAGTTAATGAAGAAGTAGAAGAAGAATCTGCTTTAG